CCTACATTGTACTGACAAACTGCTGTAGTCCAAGTTCCACCACCAGCGTGGTATCCCATAAATGTATTATCATTAGAGTCTTTAACAGTTGCTCCACCAGTATCATCCATTGCTTCAAATCCAACTACAGTGTTTCTTGCTCCAGTTGTATGACCATTTAGAGCCTCAAATCCTATTGCCGTATTTCCAGCCCCAGCAGTTAAATTTGCTAAAGCGTTCATACCTACTGCGGTAGTTCCATCAGCATTAGCAGTCATTACTCCACTACCACCAGCATTATATCCAACTAAGGTACAGTTATCAGGCAATAAAGATAAATAACCAGCGTATGCCCCAAGCATTGTATTCTTAATTCCTGTTGTTATAGCATTGCCAGCATAATAACCCAGTGCTGTATTTGCAACAGTTCCAGTAACTCCATTTTGATTTTCAAGTGCCTCATAACCTATTGCTGTGTTATATCCTCCAGCAGTTTCTGCATTTAAAGTTTTAAATCCAACTGATGTATTATATGCTCCAGTAGTCAATGCTTTTAAACTTTCATAACCTATTGCTACTGCACCAGTAGCGGCAGTAGTAATATTGCCCGATTGAAGTGAACCCACTCCAACACCTACCATTTTAGTTCCAGAAACAGTAGTTGAGCCAGAGTTCATTCCTACAAAAGTGTTATCTTCACCATCTTCTACTAAAAGACCTGCTTGTCTACCAAGAAGAGTATTATTTCCACCTGTAGTAATTGAAAACCCAGCTCTGTATCCTAACCCAGTATTTTGACTATTGCTTTGTCCACTTGCTCCAAACCCAGCTTGATAGCCAACCCAAGTATTTAAAGTTCCTGTAAGGTTGTGGAAGCCAGTAAAAGTTCCAAAGCCAGTATTTTTTTCTCCAGTTGTATTTTTATTTCCAGATGCGTGTCCAAAAAATGCGTTATCTTCACCACCATCTACTATGGCTAAACCAGCGAATGCACCAAATAAAGTATTTCCAGTTGTACCATCTGCACCACTTGTACCACCACTATCATTATTAGATAGTGAGATTCTGGAGTTGGTGTCAAGTATTAAAGGTATAGTACCAGTGCCACCATCTTTTAAATTAAAGTCTAAAGCATCCTCAGAGGCATCCCAAGTAATTCTGGCGTGATTGTTAGCATCTTCACCTAATATAAAATGAGTATCACCACTGTCTCCTATTGCAAGGTGTGTATCTGACGTAACACTTGTTAGGTCACTACCAACTCTAATATTACCAGAAAAAGTAGCATTTTGGCTGGAGTCTAATGTAAGTGCAGTAGTTAAAGTTTTAGTTGACTTATTTGTATACGTTCCAAAACTTAAACTATCTCCATTGTCAACTGCTATTTCACCAACATTTCCATTAATTCCTAATGATAAAAACTGGTCTGAGTGATTATTATTAAGGTTCATATATGTTGAACCATTTACTGCCCCATCAGCTATCTCTAATTTATCTGACAAGGAACTTGTTCCAATACCAACATTTTGACTTGAGTCTATGATAAGCACATCTGCACTAGCACTTCTTAATGTTAAAATATCACTTGTATGATTATATGATACTCCAGCTCTTTTCCTTGAACTGCCACTAGTACCATCGGCAAAATAAATAAAACCAGAGCTGTTTCCAGCACTTGTCAATATAGTCATTCCTCTATTTACGCCACTAGCACCATCTCCAATAACTAAATTATAAGCATCTGAAGTTTGTGCTGAAGGATTATTATTTAAAATACCAACATTGCCCAAGCTATCAATTCGCATACGTTCAGTTGCACCACCAACTGCATTATAAGTAGCAGTACCAAAAGACAAAGAACCACTTGGTAAAGTGCCATTTTCTTGCTCATTTATAGATTTTATAAAAGCTGAAGGGTATGGAGCATTCCCACTTGTGTCATTGGTGTAAAATTCAAAAGCACCATTAATATCTCCATTATCCCAATCTGATGAGCCTGTTTGATTTGTTAATCTTAATGTTGGAAATACTGTAACGTCTGTACTGACAGGAGATGCCACATCTAAAGTAGTTACTGGTGCCATACCTATACCAACTCGTGAATTAGTCGTATCTACTATAAATACATCACCACCATCACTATTCTTGCGTACAAGCAAGGCTTCTGTGCTAGTGACATCTATTACTTGTGTACCTTCTATTATCTCATCAAATGATAGTGATCCACCGCCTTGAACAGTTAAGTCTCCAGATATAGTTACATCACCAGAGATTGTACCTCCGGCTAGAGACATATTTAATCTGTTGTTTGTAGTATCTAAGACACTATTTAGTGCTTCTTGTGAGGTTACTGAGTTTGCCGTGACGGCGTTTCCTGAAGAGTCTAGAAGTACTTTGTTTAGAACTTCCTTAGCGGTGAATTTATTTGGGTTTGCCATAATCTATCCTATATTCCTCCACCACCGCTTAAAGCATCCATATAGTTAAATTATATGTTCTGTAACTTACCTTATATCAAAACAAATAATCAATCAATTATATTAAGTAAAACTTGCTGGTACTACTGCTCTCGTACCTCCAGTCTTACTTCTCTTTTTGGTGCCGTATTTCTTTACGGCCATGTCAAATTTTCTTTCGTGTTGCATCATCAGGTTCATAGACACTTGAGCCATACTAGCATCTGATTCTGTACCAGCCCTATCCATATACAAACACTTCTTTACATAATCAACAATGGCTGAATGAAAAAGATTGTCTATGTCTGGGGTCTGTGTAATCGCAGTGACCTTATTTGGATTACCGTAATAATGAAGAAGCATACCGTCAGTAACTGAGTGGTCAAATGCCTGATATGCCTTTCTGTCAGTCCTAGACTCGCCAGAAGAAGAAAATGTTGTTATGAGACCTAAATGATCTCCTCTTATAAAATACAGTACCTTATCTTCCGGATGTTTTATTTCACTTGCCATTATGAAGGCTCCTCTATTGCAGATTCAGATGTCATATCAAACATTAATGGTTCACCGTCAACAACTCTAGGTATCCTTATGTAATCACCATCGTTATCCATTATATCTACTCTATAAACTTTATTAATACCCATTGCATTGCTACTAGAATCTGTTGCACTGTCTGACAAATCATAAAATGTTTTATTAGCTTCTATGTTTATTTTAGCAGACATGGACTTCTGTGAGTATTGACCAAGTTCATTCAATGCATCATTTATTAAAGACATGATATATGTTTCAGGTGCGTTAGGAAAAACCTGTCTAACCCTGCTGATAATCTGTTTTACTGTTAGTGATTGTATCGCCATTATCTCAACGCCTGTATTCCTTTGTCGTAGTCTGCCTGTAATTTAGCTTGTTGTTTCTCATATTTGCTATACTCACTTGCATCTGCCGCCAGTCTTGCTTGAGCCTCATTGCCATAAGCCTGAGCTATATTAATTTTTGATTGTATCTCATTTGCATATCCCTGTGCTGAATTAAGATAACCACTTACTACTTGATTGTAGCCACTAACCTGTGAGACCCTAGCACTAACTTCATTTGCATAAGCCTGTGCTTCATTAGCTGATGCGTTTGCCTCTGATAAAAATCCATTACCCACAGAAACATGACTAGCCGCTAACTCAGGGTCTTCATTAGAAGAGTTTGCTGACGTTACAGCTAAATCAAATTCTCCATTCGCTAAGGCCACCGCAGTATTAATTCTTCCTGATGCGGTTGCTATAGCCGCTAAAGCCGTATCAATACTTGCATCAACTTGAGTTGCTGACTCTCCTAGTTGGGTAACCGCCGCATTTACTTGAGTATTGACCAGATCACAAATAGCCTGAGTCTCATCCAGTTCTGTGTTTATAGCTGTTAATGCCGTGGTTACATCTGCATTGCTTGACTTGCTCGCCATTAAATTTTGTAGTGATTTTATTGCACCGTAAATAGAAACAAGATATTCGGCATCATCCGGAAACTTTGCAATAACACTATTTTCAAATGTTACCGTAGGGTAGTTCAATGTATGTACATGAGCGTTTTGAGCGTTAGTAGGCTCTGGTACAACACTTAATATATTGTTGGTTATATAGTATGCTGGGTCTGTAGCAGTAGCCGCCATCATGTCATCAGCATCTCTAATCCTTCCATTTAGTTCGGGCCTTACTATCCTGCAAGGTTGATTGATTGTGCCATCATCTCTAGTAACACTAAATATTTCTGAGCCAAGAACTGTAAAGTTTGGACTACTACCATTCAAATCATTTGAGGTTGTAAACAAAGACTGTTTAGACCTAGGCAAAGAATTTAGCACTTCCTTTGCACCATCTGTTAAAAACTGACTTAGTTCTGTTTTGGTAGGTGCACTACTATCATCTATAGTTAAACTTGTTAATGCTTGTACTTGTGCATGAAATGTTGCCATCTATTTCTTCTTTCTTCTTCTTACAGTTTTTTTCTTTGTTGTTTTCTTTTTACCACCACGAATTAAATCTGCATCTGCTTTTCTAGCACCACCTTTACCAGTAGCAAAACTTCTTACTCTGCCAGCGGCCCATTGATGTGCACTGACTCCGGGCCTAGAACCACTAGAGTAGTATGCACCCAAACCCCTAGAGTAAACCTTAGATAGTGTACCCTTAGATATTCCAGAGCTTTTGGAATACTTAGCAATCACAGCGGCCTTACTACCGCCTGCTTTTCTTTTTGGCTTTGCTTTTCTTTTTACTGCTTTTTTTCTTGCCACTTTTACTCCTTTGCTTAGAAATCATATCCATCATCGCAGGTGTCAATGCACCTTCTCTGTACATCTTTCTAGTTCTTAATATCTCGTCTTGTGTCTTCTTTTTATTCTTAGAACCTCTTACATACTTCTTAGGAACGCCTCTTTTAGTCTTGGGTACTTTTTTAAATTTTCTAGGCACTACTTCTTAATCTTTTTAATCTTTCCGTTTTTTGTTCTGGCAAATTTATGGGTTTTAGTTTCTCTTATCAATGTTCCGTAGTGTTTTTTACCACCCCACATCCAACTAACCGTTCTTGCCACTACCTTCCAACTTTCTTTTGAGCCATTTTATGAGACTCAGTAAAACTTTTTCCTTTCTTCATAGCGTTTGCCATCATTCTAAGGTGCTTTGCAGTGTGATGCTTTGAATGTTTTTTCATAGCATTAGCCTGTCTCATATTCAACCCAGCCATAGAAACACCCTTTACACTCTTAGGTGCTTTTGATTTCATTTTTGACTTCTTTGGCCTTCCACGTTTAGACCCATAAGTTCCTTTACCCATTGGCATATTAGACTCCTTTTACCATTTAACTTTGTGACTCCAGTACCTTGCTGATAATTTGCTAGGTCTAGGGTCTTGTGCATTATGTCTAGCGTAATAACTTTTACGTCTAGCTTTATCTTTTTTACTCTTTGGATTTTTACCAGCACCCCTAACGCCTTGCTGTCCAAACCTAATTAATTTTGTTTTACTACCAACTTTAGCAACCACCACATGTGATTTTTTTGGATGATTTGGAGTACGCTTTGGCTTGTTATAGCCACTCACACCAGCCCTTGCGAGCTTTGGATCCTTTTTCTTTTTAGTTGGCATAACCTAAATTTTTTCTCATCTTCTGTATGTTATCACCCATAGACTGAGTTGACAGCTCTACATCTGTTCTCTTTCCTAAATCAGATGTCATCCATAGATTTGTAGTAAACTTGCTTTCAGATGCCTGTTTACCACAAGATTTGCAGTAGAACCATCCTCCTCTGTTGTCTTTATTACAATGTATACATTTTTTCATAATCAATCCTCTTAGGTTTCGAGGGCCGCCTTTTTTTGACAGCCCTCACAGTACCTATTACTGTTATCCTTATGTATTCGGATTAAGACTCTATAGAAACATTTGCCTTACTTGACAAGTATGTAACATACCAACCATGAGTACCATCAGCCGTCACCTGCACACAATCACCTTTCTTACCATTAGAATAAATAAGGTCTTTGTTGTCAGATTGAGCCGCAAGTCCACAACCGCCAAGAATCTTATCACTGGCATTTGGACTTAAAGTAATCTCAACGTCATCAGCACCTGCAATACAAGTGTAAACCATCCCAACAGCAGTAGCTGGTAATGTAATTACACAATCAACGCTAAGGACGTGGTCGGAGCCAACATCAGAAGCATCAAATGTAGTTGTTGATGCGATAATTGGTTGAGAATGATTAGGCTTTACATTAGAGTGTTCTAAAAAAGCACCGCTTGAACTATTAAGAGTATCAGTTTTCATCTTAGACTCCTTCTAGGTTGAACAGTGCGTGTGATTCAGGAAGAGTAATCTCTAAACCAGCTTCGGTTAAGATCATATCTTTCCTTAAATCCTCATCAGCCGCCTGTACGTTAGTCATAACTTGAGTGTCACGATTGATACCGTTACCAATTAATGGACGATAAGCAAGCTGTGTCATGTCAGCCATGAGCATAAACCCAGATGCAATTCCTCTAAACAATGGCTCTTTGACAAGGTTTAACTTTCCATGAATGGTATCAATTACCATAACGGAATGTCCAAAAGCACCTTCTCTTGAGTCCATGTTTAGTCTGAATGGGCCATTGGAATGACCAATAGATGCATCAAGAAACGCACCATCACCTAACTTGTTAAAGAATGTAATGACTGGTAAGCTACATAATACTAGCTTTTCTGCCATTCCACCTCTAGCTGGATCAAATATAACTTCAAGATCACTAAGCAATCTATCGTATGTTAATTCAGCTTGTGCAACACTACGATGATATGCACTTCCAGATGAATAACTAAGATTACCTGTTCCAGTTACCGGTGACACATTCTTTACGATGTGACCAACTAGACCTTCTGTGTACTGGATACCGCTCACACGAGCTTTTTGACCGAAGAGCATAGCTCTTTCAATGTCAATCTTGTGCTCACGCAGTTTGGTAGCCCAGATACGATTCCACTCTTCAGCATACCCACGATAGCGAGTTGCATAAGCAGTGTTGGTCATTTCTGCCGCTGTTTTAAAAATCTGGGTGTACCCAAAATCATCTTCTATTTCAGAAGAAAATACATCTGGGGAACCAGAACCTTCTTCATAGGAAGAACCTATGATTTGAGCTACGTCCTCAGCGGATATGATATTACTATCGCTGACAGCAGAAACATCAATTATCTTACCAGTAAATGATGAATCATTGCTTGTATGACTTACTCCTGACTCTACCCTAACTAATGCCTGACCGTATCCATCTGTATCGTCTTTTGTTCCGACAGCCAAAACCATTCCTTTTACCAAGTATTCAACAGGGGCATCGCCAGCAGTATCAACAGTAAATGAATACGAAGAACCTGCGGAAACAGCGGAACCACCGTTTACTTGTGTCTTAATAACTAAAGAACGATCTGTAAAGCTAATTCGGTTACGGTTTTCCAAATAACGGAACACTGGATCATCGGTAGGTGCTTTAGCGACCTGATTTAGATAGACGAAAAATGGAGATTCCTCTGGAACCAACTCGGCAACTCTGTCGCCGAAATTAAATATTCGTCTTCTATCCGGTCTTTGACCTACACTAGCATCAGAGGTAGTAGCAGTAATATCACTGGACTTTAATACTCCAGAATTGAATGATATTGCCATTTTGTTACCTTTGTGTTATGTGGTTATTATTAATCACGGTAATCTTCCAGAGCTACTGGTTGCCATGATTGAATCAAACATATTGTCTGTATCATTCTTTTTAGGCATTGGTGGCTCTCCTTGGAGAACTCCTGCTGTGCGAGGAGCCTGCTGTGCCGCAGTTACCGCTTCCATTGTATCATTATTAGCAACGGATTGACCGTTTTGCATCTGCCAAAGTTTAACTAGATTGTTCAAACCTACTCTCTCTTTAGGCTGTGTCGTAAACTGCAAGAACTCTTGAATGTCACCATCGGACATTTTATAAGTTCCCCTCAGTTCATTCACAGTGTTTTGCATTTGCATCTCAGCCTGTATCTGTTGCTGTTGTTGGGATAACGCAGATTGCAATCTCTGTTGTACCATATTCTCTATCTTGTTGTTAACGTACCGTCCTGATTCAGAGTTTTCATCTGTAAACGCATCCCAAGGATTGAAATCATCCTTACCTACTATTTGCTCTGGTTGCTGTTGTGTTCTGTTTCCGGCTATACCATCCTCAAGAACCTGAACTAAATCAGGTCTCTGTTCTAGTAGCTGTAGTATCTGAGCACCTTGTTGCAGTTTAGCATTTTCGGCCTGTGACCGATCGTACATAGACTGAAACTTTTTAGCCTCAGCTTGATAATCTACAGCAGGAACTTCTTCCTGTACTGGTTCTTGAGCTTCAGCGACAAGCTGTGGGCCTGCCTGCTGACTGATGATATCCTCTTCAAAAGTACTATTAGCACCGGCCTGTTCGGCGGGGATATTCATTTCCTGTTGTTCTAGTGTTGACATAGTTTCTCCTTAGATGTCTTTAGGCTTCTGGAGTAGAACTGACTTTTCTCTGTACATCTTTGAGATTATTAGCCAATTTCTCCACCTCAAGCTTCACCTCGTTTTCTAGTTTTCCACGTTGTACCCTTCTATCAGCCTTAGACTCGGAATTGATTTCGCTCAAACGTGACTTGAACTTCTCAACTTCGACTCTCTTTCTATCGCTGACAGATTCTCTTTGGGCTGTCTGCAAGTCACCTTGCAAATTCTTTATCTGAGCATCCATTGCCTGTATTTGCTGTTGCATCAACTGCTTCTCTTCTGTCCTTCTCATAATACCTTCCTTGTCAAATAGCTCAGGATTCTTCTTCAATACTTCATAACGGTCTACAATGCCCATCTGGAACGCTTCTAGATATACAGCTAGTTCTGCATACTTGCTGGATGGCATTGTTGATCCCGGTTCAATTCTTACATCGTGCTGGTCTAGCATGTGCCTTTCTTTCTTCAGGTCTAAGATTGACTGAGATACATCTGTATAGAAGTTTGCCATAACCTCTGTGATGTTGTTATTTGGCTGTGCCAGTCTAAAAATCTTTTTGTAGGTATAGTGACCTTTGGACAGGTTATACAAAACCTTACCCAACTTGTTAATACTGAACTCTATGTCTCGGAGTTTTGACTTTGGTCTTTCGCTACCCAGTGCTATCATTCTTTCTGTAGCCCTCATAGTCTCTGGAGCTTTCTCTGCAAACCCATGCATCATTTCTGGTAGACCAAAGATAAAATCTATATAAAACTCTGACTGCTGTATCAACCTGTAAAACTCACCAGCAAGCGGTTGAGGAGCAGGGTAGTGCGGTTCGCCTTGGGATGAGTCCACTTCAATGACTGCGTTCGGGTTAGCCCAGTCTTTTTCAAGTTGATCTATGTCATCCACACTACCCAAAGGTACTAAAAGCTTTAATCCTGCTGATGCCTGTGCATGAGACAGTGCCAAAGACCATAACTTATTTAAAAGCCTTTGCATTGGTCTAGCCCTAGACACATCAGACTTTGGATATGGAG